AGTTTTTCATTTTCACCTCTCAAAGAGCTGATCAACGCGTCTCGTTCTTCAATCACAGCTTCATATTTGTCTCGCTGTATTTCTAGTTCGGTTCTTTTATCCATTGTTGTATAATTTGATTAATCTCCGACGTAATGTGCACCGTAATGAGTACTATTTGGGTTGTAGTAAGCGGAAGCGGGAATATTAAGGTTATTATATTCCTTGCTAGGTGTAGCTTTGGCAGTCTTGCTCATAGCTTCATGTCTTTCAGCTAAAAATTTATCAGTTCTTGATTTCACTGCTTCCGGTGAGAAACTTTCTTGGAGTTTTGCGAAGCTCCATGCAGATTTTAAACACTCTGAAAATGTTTTTCCACCCTTCTTGTAATTGCGGTGTGCAGACTTCATTATTTGTGATAAATTGTAGCTCATAATCGTTATTTTTTAATTGGTTTTATCAATCAATTTTTGTATGTTTGTATGATTGATTGATTTATGATGCAAATATATCCTCAAATGTGGATATATAAAAATTTAAAACCTATTTTATATCTTCATTTGTGGA